AATCAGGATATTCAAACTTACCTCTTGTACTTCCTAACAAAATAAGATTACTTCCCCAAAGCTCCCGCCCATCATAGTCTTCTTCAGGCATGTCAAATATTCCCCATGTCTGAATAACTGTGAAGTCAGCAGTTGTCTTTGTAGAAAAGGCTGTATCAAATGTTTGAATAATAAAGTCACAGGACGGCGGGTCATCATAATCCCACCGTTCAACCCACCTCTTTTTTATAATCCCACCTTCTTCTGGTGTAGGATTCTGCATATATAATGATTCCCAATACCTTGAACCATTGCTTGCAATAATCTCTTCTTCATCTACTCGTAATACTTCGTCGGGTTTCCATTCAGGAAAATAAGAACTACCTACAGGTAAATCAAGTAACTCTGAAGCTTCTTCGTCAATCCAAGCAGGTATCTTTACAACCTCCCAAGGATATGTACTTTCCATATCCATTACTTCTTCCTGCTTCAGTAACCATCCACATAAATCATCATGATGGTATCTTGTGTTAATAATCACTATAGAACCACCGGGCATAATACGAGTACGCAAACCAGCAGGATACCATTCTTTAATATACCTACGACCAGCTTCTGAAAAGCTGTCCTCTTCCGACATAGCATCATCCAAGATTGCTATATGCGCTCCCCGTCCTGCAATCTGTGATCGAACACCAGCAGCATAGTATGTACCATTAAGATTTGTTTTCCATTTACCCGCCGCCCGTACATCACTCCGTAATGTAACACCGGGAAAAATATCTTGGAACTGTTCTGTGTTTACAATATCTCTTACAGACCTACCGAAGTCTGAGGCAAGTTGATCACTATGAGATATCGTCAGTATCTCATGTTGAGGATTATTACCTATATACCATGCTGGAAATATCTTGGAACAAATGACTGACTTGCTACTACGAGGTGGTAAAAAGACCATTAACCTTTTGATCTCACCATCCTGAACCTTTTGAAGTTTGTCAGAGAGAATTTTAATATGTCTCCCCATCTTCCAATCAGACACAACTGTAGGGGCAACAAGACGAACAAAGGAAATAAAGTCCATCTTACTTGTTTGTAACACAAGATCATCTAGAAATGTACTTAGTGTCGCTAGTGTATCTATAGAGTTCTCTATAGATTCTTCCATACCTTCTTCTAAACTCATATTTAACCTTTTGTTATTGTTATTAAAATTAATTATTAAAGTTATTATTTAAAATATGTTTGTTCTGTTTCTCTGTAATCTGTATAGACTATTATACACTATTTTTAAATACTATGCAAGCCCCCGATTAAAAAAAATTATAGGTGTGATATTAATGCAACAATATCCTTGATGAGTTACCTTGGTATTTTTGGTAAATATTTGAGGGGTCTGTTTTATATATATACACATGCATGCGTTTTTGCGGGTGGGGGTCTACAAAGTCTTTTAGACTTTGACAGTCTGGCAAAAAAGAATGCTTTTTCTTTGAAAAAAACTACAAAGTTCTCTGTAAATCTGTAAGATTTAGCTTGACTGTGACATTTTAGTCATAGACTAAGAGTTTATTTATTACTCTCTACTTAGCTTTCTTTGAAAGCAGAGAGTGATAAATAACTTATAAAACAATAGGTTATCGACAATCTGTTTGGTGTGACATTTATGTCACTGCTGATGAAAATCGACCAGCCCTTGATGAAGGGCTTGACAAGCTATGATGAACTAATTAATAATCTTCTTAGTGAGTTCTTACGAACTAAGAAGATGATTAATTAAACTGGAGAAACACAATGAAAGCAATAGCTTTATTTGGATTTATGGTATCAACTATGTTGTTCCTACTCTGCATGCTGAAGGTAGCCACCGAAGGTGTTTTGTTTGGTTGGATTGTGATGGATATCACATTCCTGACAGTAATCCCCCTTTCGGCCATTTGGTTTTTAGTTCATGCCTGTGAGCCGAGAAACTAATTAATAATCTTATAGTAGAGTATCTTACGATACTATAAGATGATTAATTAAAACTGGAGGTTGAGATGAGTAAAATTGAATTGTTGAATGCCGAGTTTGCTGACCTTGATGTGACCGTTTCGGTCAGTGCTGGTGGTGGCGGGTTTGATATCTTTGAGAACTCCACTGGCAATCACATCACAACTTGTTGTGATTTGCAGGAAGTGGAAGCGACCTTAGATGGTTGCTTCTGAGGTTAATTAATATCCTACAGGGTAAGTTCTTACGAACCCTGTAGGGTATTAATTATCTTAACCAGCCAACAAAGGAGATGTCTAATGATTAAGAACATGGTGTGCGATCTTATTGACTTTGCAAAGACAGGTCAAAGTGACCTGTTGGTTTGTTCACTCAACCACTATCGGTTGCCATGTCCAAAATGGTTGTTGAAATTCTGCGGGTAATTAATAATATCCCTGTAGAGTATCTTGCGATACAGGGATATGATTAATTATCTTTTACCAACCGCCAACGATAGGAGAATATCATGGCAAAGCGTACTGAAAAAATTACCCAATCCTTTTCTGGCACCCGCTGGATGAAATTGCGGGACGGCTGGGAAGCCTTCCAAAAGGCAAAGGAGGACGGCAAGCCAATCCGTATCCTCCACCCTTCGGGTAGCTTTAAGGTAATCCACAATGCTTCGGCATTGCCGGAAGGTGTGGAGGCTAGGCATAAAGCCTAGTCTCTGCAGGGCGAGGGATTGTCCCGGTTAAGCCAGTAACGCCCTAAAAATTAAGACGCTGGTAGGTGTGGTGAGCCTTCACTAGAAATCACCATTAACTTTGCAAAGGAGATAGCCGATGGCTAAAAAGACAGTAAAGACTTCGATCCGGGTAAACCCGAAAGGGAACTACAACTACGGCTTCCATCGCCTGAATAGTGGATATCGCTTAGATATCCCCTATGCTTCGGTGTCAGTCTTCGATGGTGGTAGCAATGCTACTGTGCGCCGTCCTACTAGTGGCCTACGGTTCATTTATGAGAATAACCGGAAGGGCAAGGTCAGAGTTGCCCATAACGTCGGCTAATTAAATATCTGCTAGGTAAGTTCTTACGAACCTAGCAGATGATTAATTATCTGAGGAGAAAGGCATGGATCGCAATAACATACGACTTACCTATAAAGGCTATGAAATATCCATAGCCCAACATAGAGAGGGAGATAAAGTTGTCCTTTCTGAGATAGCTCTGAAAGAGGATGGTGAATGGAAAACAGCTTTACAAGCTGGAGGTGCTATTGTAAATTTAGACTTTGGCAAAACGCTAGACGGTTTTGCTGGAGTACTCGGCTGTGTCATCTACTATATTGATGAAATCAAAGGGGAAGATTATGCTGGTTAAAGATGCGAAGACCTTCGGTGTTATCAGCACCAAAAATACAAAGATGGGTAGCACCACCTTTGCGATTGATGCCTTTGCTTGCAAAGTTGGTGATAAACTTGCAAAGATCGAAGGAACACCATGCTTCTCTTGCTATGCAAGAAAGATTCAGAAGCTACGACCTTCGGTCGATCAAGGCTGGAAAACTAACCTTGCCAAGTGGGAACAATCTGATCCGAAGGATTGGATTAAAGCTATGGCTTTTCAGATCGAACGATACTGCTTCGATGGCTTTCACCGCTGGTTCGATAGCGGAGACTTACAGTCTGTTGAAATGCTGGATGCTATCTGTCAGGTAGCTAAAGCTACACCACAGATTAAACACTGGCTCCCAACACAGGAAAGGGGTATTGTAAAACAATACAGCAAACCAATTCCCGATAATTTAATCATTAGAGTGTCGGCATCGATGATTAATGGTGACAAGCCTAGCTTTGACCATGCATCACAAGTCTTTTACAAAGTCGATCCGAAAGGCTTTGAATGTGGAGCAAGCAAGCGAGGCAATGCTTGTGGACCTTGCAAGGCTTGCTGGGATAAGTCGATAGACTTTATCAGCTATCCCAAACACTAATTAATATCTATCTACTTAGCTTCTATAGAAGCAGATAGATAGTTAATTAACTGGAGGTTATCATGGATAAATTTCGTACTGCACTTCTCGATCTTACAGTCTCCGAAGGTGGGACTGTTTACATGGAGGAGAGTAATGACTCAGCCATTATTCTTTCTCCCTCCCAAATTCCTACAGTAATGCTGGCACTAAGCCAAGCATTAGTAAATAAGAAAGAGCAAGAGATGGCTGAAGGTCGGGAAGCGTTGCTTCAGAATTTAGTTTCTGAAGTTAGAGATTAACTTTATTTGCTACGGGGTGTTGCCTAACGGCAGCATCCTGTAGTATAATAATGTCTCTATCATACATAAATAATTTTGACATGCCATTTTGTCAATGGCTAGAAGGTGAGCGACATCTTTGATCGAAGCAAAGTGACATTTGCAAAACAACGTCAGACGCAAGTGCGAAGCAAATCTTGTCGGCTACGGGAGCCGTTAGGGGCTATTTGTGAAGGTTATGCTGCGTAGCAAGTAGCACCATCCGCACTCTAACAATGGAGAAAGGCTATGAAAAAAATAAAACAAAGAAGGATTGAGGCGCATGCCTTGAGCTTGCCACAGTTCAAGCGGCAGGTTGTTAAGTCTAAGAAGACTTACATTCGGAAACCTAAACACAAACAATCTGGAGGTAATTACTGTTATATATAGTGGAGTTCTTACGAACTATATATAGCAGTAATTATCTGGAGAAAGGCAATGGAGTACGAAGTAACAGTATACCGGACAATGGTACAAAAAGTAACTATTGTAAAAGATAGTCCCATCCCGTTGTCTAATGAAATAGCAATAATTTTAAAAGAGGAGGCCGAAGACGAAGCTGCTGAGATGTATGACTACGAATGGACAGATGTATCATCTGACATAGAATATACTTGGACTGGAGTCGAACGAAAGAAGCAGCTATGAAAAAGATTATTCATGTGAACCAACACATCATTCGAGATAATCGCAAGAATGATACAAGAAAGCCGCCACTAACTTGCAAGACAAGCAAAGATAATATCTATGCTAAAGATATTATTATTGATGGGCCATGTAGGATAGTTTATAATCCTGATAAACCTTTGTCTTGTGGTGCCCATGTTTGGATTGAAACAGAGAGTGAGATTACTGTAGTGGGCAAAGCCCAGAAATGGAGTGATTTATGAGCCACAAGGCTAACGATATCCTTCGGGAAAATCTTTTTGAAGAAGTTCTGAATGAACTTCTTGAAAAGCATCCGCATGCCTATCTTCCTTGGATTGAAGAGGTTGCGGAGAGGGTTACACTCAAACGACTAGAGGAAATGGAATGATTGATGACATCCAAGGACAAGTATATCATAAGCTTGAAGAAGTTTTGATTAATACAATCAAGACTTGGGGACTTAGCGACCGAGATAGTAAGGCACATGCAGAATTAATTCTTGACTTTGGACATACCGGAGTGCATGATCTTGCTATGGAAGTAAACGAAATTTTGGAGAACGAGTATGCTTAAAGCTGAAGTTACTGATACCGGAACTGGAACAGTCTACCTTCGGGATGGTGAAAACTTTATTGTTGTTAGTGCTTGTGAAATACCAAGCCTTATGGCAGAACTTGCAAAGGGACTTGAAGAATTTCGATCTAACATAGAATGGGAGTGGAAAATATGATTGCCAATCAACCATACAATAGGTATTCTCAGATCGACTCTGAGACTGCTGCTTACATTTGCCTTGTCGCTAACGTCGAAGACGTAAGAGACATCTCACTGATGGATATAAATACTTTTATGACTGACATGGAAGATTGGTACAAAGATGTATAAAAATCTGTTTATTGTTATAGCGTTATCCTTCTGCATGGTACTACTTACTATGTATACTCAATCACTACTGGGGTTAGACTAATGGAAAGTTACTGCGAAGTTTACGACTTCACTTCAATACGTTCTGCTGTGCTTGAAGCAAAAGGAACTTGGACTATGGAAGATCAAGTGCGAGTAGATATGTTGGAGGAGGGATTGAACCCACATTCTGTATCAGATGTGAACCTGTATTGGATCGACATACTTAAAAACTATGGAGGATAATTCTATGAAAATAGAATATCGCCGTCGCAGTGACGGCATGGTAAACAAGTGGAAGCAGGTTATGGCTTCCTCTCTCGACAATGATCTCTATGAAGAGATCATGGAAAGTGGGAATAAGTTCCTTGATCGCCCGGTGTGGGTGGTCGAGGATGTTCTCACTGAGAACGAATACCAATACGGAGTAAAAAAGAAAAAGAAAAAATGAAAGGCTTGACTTTTCTTTTTATATTAGTTATCTTGAATGGGTGCCTTCCACTGACAATCATGTCGGTGGGTGGCTCCATTTATGACAGGTATGAAAAGAAAAAAATAGAAGAAAGATTAGAACAACTTGAAAAGGAAGAGAAAGAAAATGCTAGACCAATTCTACAACACTGACCGAGAAGTATTTTTCAAGGTAGACGAAGAGCCTGTTGTTGGTAGCTGGACAAGAACACCCGCTAAAGGCAAACGAATGCTGCGAAAGCAGGACACCGGAGAATACCTTAGTATTGTGGGTGACGGCTATCGGACAGTGGAGAACGAAGAAGTTCTCATGCCTCTTCAAAAGGCTATGATTAATTACTTTGATCCCGCTGTGCTGGAGAGCGTAGAGATTAATGATACAATGGGCTATCGTAAAAGTGGGCTTATCACTTGGTCAGAGTATCGTTTTCCTGAACTTGCAAAAGCTATTGAAACATCCAGTGGTCATCGTACTAATCTGATGCTTCGATATATTTTTAAGAATGGATACGATGGTAAGCATGGTATGACCTTGTATGCTGGAGAGATTGATGTATTCTGTACCAACGGAATGATCACTGGTAGTTATGATAAATTTACTAAACGTCATACATCTAGCTTTGATTCAGATGACTTTGTATTAGCTTTTGAACAAAGCATGGCAAAGTATCATGAGATTGCCGACCAGTATCAGCGATGGGCAGATACAAAAGTTGATCCAGAAAAAGTTGCAGAAGTTTTAGAAAAGTTTACTGGCTCTGAAGAGTACAAGCCCAATCGTTTAGCAACGAAGTTGTGGTCACAGTTTATTGATGAACGAGAGGTAAGAGGCAGTAATGTCTTTGCTTTTGTTTCTGCACTTACGCATTATGCTAGTCATAATGATAACCGTTTCCCTGTTACTCGATCTGGTTCTTCTGATACCTTGTATAAGAGGCAGGAAAGAGTGCAGGGTTGGTTACGTTCTAAAGCTTTTAAAGAATTAGAAGCGGCGTAATGAAACTATATACTACAGACGAGGACTTTGATATCTTGCATCAGGCAGTAGATAAAGCTCGTAAGAATGCAAAAGATATTAAAGTTCCTCGTCAATCTTTGTTGAATGTTCTAATGGATCATTCACATTTTATAACTGCATTAAAACAATATGGTGAAAGCGTTGAATACCCTAATGAAAAGGATAAATAACTATGCTTGAAACTAAATTAGATTTAGGAAAAATAAATGCACAGATTGAAATTCATACGGATGGTTTATATATTGCTGTATATCTTAATACTAGTGATAGTATTAAAACTATCTGTAAACTTTCTTTAGATGATTTAGTCCTAGATTATGTTAAAACTTCTACACATAATAATTTGATATCTGAAAAAGATTTTTCAGAATTATATACAGAAATTAATTCAAGTCTTATGTTGCTTGAAGAATTAATTGGTGATGATTTCCCAGACTCAGGATTTACAGATGACTTTTCAACTACTCACTAATCTAAAGTTTTTAGTAAAAGAATTATCTAATCAAGAGATTAGACACATTGATCCTTTAAGAATGAGGATAACTTTACAAGGACTAATTAATGCAGAAGAGAAAAGAATGACTGAGTATAATACAGGATTTATTCCTGAAATATTATGTGATATCAATGACTTAATAGATTTAGCTAATGATATTATGGTAGATAAACATAGTAAAAACGAACAGTTATTTACATTAGCTTTATCTTTATCACTATTAAAAGAAAAAATATCAAAGGAATTTATTGGAGATGTTAAGTGAATTAGAATTAGCTAAAATAGAAATTAAAGAACTTAACAAACAACTTTATACACAATATAAAGATAATGTGGAGTTAAGAAAACAAATAGAATATTTAAAAGCTAAGTTAGAAAGTTGCGAAAATCTTTTAGAACAACTATCAGTAATTAAACTAAAGTAGGTATACAATGATTATAGAACTAATGATAATTAAAGTAGTTATTATAGGTAGTTTTTATTTAATAGGAGCAATAGCTTCATGAGAATATTTATAATAGGATTTATTATTCTTGTGTTATTTAAATCTACTGTTGCTAAATCTGAAGATTTAGAATATGATAAACAGTTAGACTGCATGGCAGAAGCATTATACTTTGAGGCAAGAGGTGAGTTATTCTCTGGAATGTTAGCAGTTGCTACAGTTATTATGAATAGAGTAGATCATCCTTCCTTCCCGTCAAACATTTGTGATGTTGTACATCAAGGAAAATATTGGAAAGGTAATCCTGTTAGAGATAAATGTCAGTTTAGTTATTACTGCGATGGCAAACCAGAAAGTTTTTTAGATGAATATGCCCTGCGGGAATCTTATCAAGTAGCATCCTTTGCTATGGAAGGAGCTAGGCTACATCACCTTAATACAGCATTATATTATCATGCAGTTTACATTAACCCTAACTGGCCTTATAAAAAATTAATGGTTTTAGGTCAACACATATTTTATGGAGTAGAAGATGGCTAAGAACTTATGGGACAGAGATAGAAAAAGTATTTACAAAGGACTTGTAAAAGAGTATCAACAAGAAGGGTATGATATTAAAGAGGCTAGGCGATTGGCTAGTCAGGAGACAGATGAGATCATGGCTGATAAAAAGTTTTTTGTAGATACACTCATTGAAGTAGAAGAGGAGGAAGCAGGTGAAGATCGAACTTATTAATTCTATGGGTGACGATCTAACTGTAGTTAATGCAGCTAGAGTTTCTTTTGATAAAGAAAGTGAGTGGGAAAATATAACTCCCGCTGGGCCTATAGAACATTTGCTTACAGAAAAAGATATAAAGTTAATAAAGTATCTTGCAAAGCATAATCACTTCACACCCTTTACTCATTGCACTATTACAATGAGAGAGACTGTACCTATCTTTGTAGCCCGTCAAAGATTTAAACATACTATAGGCTTTAGTTATAATGAAGTCAGTCGGCGCTACGTTAATGACACTCCAAAGATTTATACACCGGACGCATGGAGAGCTAAAGCAAATAATGCAAAGCAGGGTAGCAGTGAAGAGACAATTGATATAAACCCTGTGGGAGAAAGACCCCCACCTATGGTGGACATCTATAAACTTTCTATAAAAAATTCTTTATGGACATACGAAGAGCTACTACGCAAAGGTGTCTGCCCAGAGCAAGCTAGGATGGTGTTACCACAATCTATGTACACAAGTTATTATGTAACTGGCTCTTTATATGCATGGGCAAGAGCCTACAATTTAAGAAGTGATCCCCATGCACAAAAAGAAATCCAAGAGATAGCATCTCAATGGAATGAAATTTGTTTAACTTTATACCCAACTTCATGGAAGGCATTAACAAATGACTGATAGATGGCTAGTTCAAGTAGCAGGTAATGATGACTTAGAAAAGTCATTATCATTTCAAAGTAAAAAAGAAGCTGAAGAATTTATTGAAGAACGAGTTGACATGGTACGTCACTTGGGATATGATCCCGATGAGACATACTATTTAATACCCATACAGTAAGTTCTACGAACTGTATGGGGATTAAATAGAGGAGATAATATGGAACGAACTAACGCTAAATTTGTACGACATACATCATGTGATCACTGTGGATCGTCGGATGCCAATGCAGTCTACGATGACGGTACTACATGGTGTTTTTCTTGTGAAACTTTCGGAAGTGAGGATAACATGGAAGCGGCACAGTCGCCCATCAAAAATGTTTATACATCTAATCTATCAAGCGGTCAGATCACTGGTATACCAGATCGTAAGATATCTGCCGATACTTGTAAGGCTTACAACGTAACCACTCTTACCAACAACGGCACAATCTTCAAGCATATCTACCCGTATTACGATGACTCCAATACGCAGATAGCTACAAAGATTCGTACCGTACAAAACAAAGGCTTTTTATCTGAAGGTAATATGTCTGGCGCTGTACTGTTTGGTCGCAACAAGTTCTCTGCTAAAGGTAAATATATTACCATTACTGAGGGCGAGCTTGACGCTATGGCGGCATACCAAATGTTTGGCAGCAAGTGGCCTTGTGTGTCAGTCAAGTCTTCTAGCTCTGCACTGGCAGACTGCAAGAAAAGTTTTGACTATCTTAATTCTTTTGAAAATATTATTATCTGCTTTGATAATGATGCTGCTGGACATAAGGCAGCAGAGAAAGTTGCTGGCTTGTTTGAGCCACACAAATGTAAGATTGTTAATCTTAGTCAGTTCAAGGATGCATCTGATTATCTACGAACTGGAAATCAAGAAAGCTTTGTTCGCACATGGTGGGCAGCAGAGCCATATACCCCTGCAGGTATTATTAATCTTGATGCCCTTGGAGATACACTGTATGAAGAAGACTTCTGTGAGACAGTACCTTATCCTTGGACGGGACTCAATAAAAAGATATACGGTATGCGTACTGGTGAGTTACTAACTTTTACTTCAGGTTCAGGTATGGGTAAGAGCAGTATCATTCGAGAGTTAATGCATCATATTATGAAAACCTCTACCGATAACATCGGTGTTCTTGCTTTAGAAGAGAGCATTCGTAACACTGCGCTAAACATCATGTCTGTTGAGGCAAGTCAACGACTATACATCAAAGAGGTGCGGGATACTTTCTCTATTGATCAGCTACAAAAGTGGCAGAATGCTACCGTAGGTACAGGACGTTTCTTTGCCTTCGATCACTTCGGTTCTATCTCTAACGACGAGATACTGAATCGAGTGCGCTTTATGGCAAAGGCTCTTGATTGTAAATGGATTATTCTTGATCACCTGTCGATCCTTGTTTCTGGACAAGAGGATGGTGATGAACGTCGATCTATTGATATTCTAATGACAAAGCTTCGATCTCTCGTAGAGGAGACAGGAGTTGGTTTGTTGTTGGTATCTCACCTTCGTAGAGCATCAGGCGATAAAGGTCATGAAGATGGACGAGAGGTATCTCTTGCACACCTCAGAGGTAGCCAGAGCATTGCTCATCTAAGTGATGGTGTGATAGCCTTGGAGAGAAACCAACAAGAAGAAGACGAGACGCTTGCCAATACCACTGTGGTTCGCATTCTAAAGAACAGGTACACAGGTGATACTGGCATTGCTACCTACTTGTATTACGACAAAGATAGTGGTAGGATGTCTGAGATATCCAACCCCTTTGATGTAAATGAGGATGACGAGGAGGAAGGTTTTGACAACTACTAGAGTAAAGAAAAAGTTTGACAGGCAGCTATACAATATGGTAAATCAAAAGAGTGTAGATGCTGGCAAAAAATACTTAAAGTCTATTGGACATAGAATTACATCTACCAAAGAAGATATGAAGGTAGATATTCGTAGCTCCAAAGACGGCAAGCAGTATCTCACAGAGGTTGAGGTCAAGCTAGTGTGGGACGGCGAGTGGCCCAAGCACTGGAAAGATATTCAATTGAGTGAGCGCAAGCGGAGACTTATTGAGTATGCAAAGAATAAGGAAAAAGATTTATGTTTTCTTATCTTTAATAAAAGCTTTACATCTGCTTGGAAAATTGATAGTAATATACTAGATGACTGTGAACTAAAGGAGGTTCCCAACAGGTTTGTATCCAAAGGAGAATACTTCTTTATTGTTCCAACTGAAAAGGCTGAACTTATTACATTATGAAATGCATCCTTGATATAGAAACTAATGGGCTTTTAAACGAAGCAACCAATGTCCACTGTATAGTGGCGTATGACATCGACGGTAAGAAGCCCTACGTTTTCAAGGGTGACGAATGCCGAGCAAGGTTTCCTAACTTTGCAAGAAATGTATCACAGTTTATTATGCACAATGGTTTATCTTTTGATGCACCTATGCTTAATAAACTTTGTGGTACAGAGATTAAAGATAATAGTATCTTAGATACATTGATACTATCACAACTGTTCAACCCCATGAGAGATGGTGGACACTCACTAGAGTCATGGGGCGAACGGTTTAATTTTCCGAAAGGAAGTGTAGAAAGCTTTGATTACTACACTGAAGATATGTTAGAGTATTGCAAACAAGATGTTAATATAACATATAAACTGTATAACTATCTGAAGAAAGAAGGTTCTAAGTTTTCTAAAAGAAGTATTGATCTAGAACACCGGATAAGAAAGATCATTAATGATCAAGAGAACTTTGGTTTTTATCTGGATATTCCATATGCAACTACCTTTATGGCATCTTTGCAAGATAGATCACAAAATATTTATAATCAGTTACAAGAGGTATTCCCTCCCATTGTAACCACTGGTCGAGTACACAAGAGAAGCGGTAAACCTTTAAAAGATATTATTGAACCGTTTAATCCAGCATCTCGAAAGCAGATCGGTGAGAGACTGATGGAGTTAGGATGGGAACCTACAAAGAAAACTGATAAGGGTAATGTGATTGTAGATGAAGATGTATTAAGTACAATTGATATGGATGAAGCTAAATTAATATCTGAATATCTACTACTACAGAAACGTCATACTCAAATAGCTTCATGGGTAGAAGCTGTTAAGACTGATGGAAGAGTACATGGTAGAGTGCTAACGCTACGAACTGTTACAGGACGTATGGCACATACATCACCTAACATGGCTCAAGTACCTGCAGTGTACTCTCCCTTTGGTAAAGAGTGTCGGTCCTGTTGGACTGTTCAGAACCCAGAGACACATAGTCTTGTTGGTACTGACGCTTCAGGATTAGAGTTAAGAGGACTTGCTCATTTCATGGATGATCAAAACTTTGTTAATGAGATTTTAAATGGTGATGTACATACAGCCAATCAAAAGATGGCTGGGTTACAAAATAGGGATCAGGCAAAGACATTTATCTATGCACTTATGTATGGAGCAGGTGCCGCAAAGATTGGATTAATTGTAGGAGGAGATTCTAAGACAGGAGAAAATTTAATCAGTAAGTTTATGAGTAACATGCCTAAATTTAATTTATTAAAAAAGAAGTTGACAGAAGCTTCTGAATCTGGCATGATCCGAGGACTAGATGGACGGCTGTTACACATTAGATCACCACATGCATCTCTCAATACCTTGATACAAGGATCAGGTGCGGTGATATGTAAACAATGGCTCGTTCAAATGATTGATAAAATACAAGAGTCAGGAGTAGATGCAAAGCTTGTAGCCAGTGTTCATGACGAGTACCAATTTGAGGTTGCCAATGTTGACACAGAAAAGTTTGGTGAGATCACTAACACTGCTATTAAAGAAGTCCAAGATATATATGATCTTAAATGCCCACTGGACTCTGAATTTAAAGTAGGAAAAAATTGGGCAGAGACGCATTAAAGTTCTTGACATTATAAAATAAGTATGTTATAAACATTATATTGAAACAGACATGAAAGGAGATTATATTTATGTCGAACTGTGAAATGAAAGTACTAGGCGCTCTGAAGAAGGGCATGAGAGTAACCCGTAAGACCGCTATCCAACGGGGATGGTGTGAGAACCTTACAGCTACTATTTCTGATCTTCGTAGCAAAGGTTATCCTATTGATACTGTTACAGCTAAACTACCAGAGGGTGGTAGTTACACTCGTTATCGTTTGAATGAAGCAGCAGCAAGCTAAAGGAGCATAACATGGCTGATTATAAACACAATATCATTTCTGGTACTGCCTTTTGGGCATCTGTCGTAGCCCCTAACACCACCTTTGATGCTGATGGTGTGTGGGAAGTTAATGTCTGTAATCTAGACGATGAGGCTAAAGCCACTCTAGAAGCAGATGGTGTCGCCATCCGTAACAAGGGTGACGAGAAAGGAGATTACGTCCAGATCAAGCGTAAGGTCAGGCGTAATGATGGTGGAGTAAACACTGCACCAAAGGTCGTTGATTCCAATAATTCCCCCATGCATAATACCCTTATTGGAAACGGCTCCCTCGTTAATGTTAAGTATCGGGCTTATGATTGGAAGTTCGGTAATAAGACGGGAGTCGGTGCCGACCTTGTAGCTCTCCAAGTAGTAGACTTGGTTGAGTATCAACAGGCAGGAGGTTCGGATTTTACTCCTGTCTCTGGTGGATACGCTTCTTCGGAAGACGATATCCCGTTCCCCTCTAACTAATGGAGATGGGCAGGACTCTTCGGAGTCCTGTCCTAACCATCTATGGAAAATATAACTACTTTAGTAGAGGATATTTATGATCTTTTTTCTGAGAATCATGAGAGTAGAAGATCAAAAGATGATATAGAGAAAGCAGCTAAAAAAGCTGGCAGAAATATAGCAAATCTTTTGATTAAATCTCTTGAAGAACGAAAAGAAAAAAGACCTGCTACATTACGATTATCAAATGTAGGCAAACCAAAGAGACAACTTTGGTATCAGCTTACTAAAGCGGAAGGAGAAAGCACACTTAAACCTCATGACTATATTAAGTTTATATATGGTCATATGATAGAAGAACTTTTGTTGTTTCTTTCTTTTGTTTCAGGACACTCTGTAACAGAGCAACAGAAGAGAGTTAAGATAGGCGGTGTAGTAGGACATAAAGATTGTAAGATTGATGGTGTTACAGTAGATGTTAAGAGTGCATCAGCTTATGCATTTAAAAAGTTTAAAGATGGAACACTATCTAGTAACGATCCGTTTGGTTACATTAGTCAACTCTCTGCTTATGCAAAAGCAAACAATGAAAAGGAAGCAGCATTCTTAGCTATTGATAAACAAAGTGGTGAGCTAACCCTATTACCATTACATCAGATGGAGTTTGATGATGTCGAAACTACGATTACAGACATTAAAAAATCCTTGGAGAATAAAGAACCCCCGTCTAAATGTTATGAAGACGTTCCTTTCAACAAGTCTGGTAATCGCCAGCTTGCCATTGGTTGCAGGTACTGCGATTATAAGCGTATCTGTTGGGCTGATTCTAACAATGGTCAAGGGCTTCGCCAGTTTAATTATGCATCTGGTCCTGTATATCTCACACAAGTTACAACAGTTCCAAATGTGGAGGAAATTAAGTGAAAACCCAAAGTGCCAAAGCAAAGGGTAGAAGATTTCAGCAGTGGGTGAGAGACAAGCTGATAGATATACTTTCTATAAATGAAGAGGACATAGAGAGTAGGAGTATGGGAGCTTCTGGTGAGGACTTAATCATGGCACAGATGGCTCGCCAGAAGTTTCCCTTCTCCATTGAATGTAAGAATCAAGAAAGATTAAATGTATGGGATGCATACAATCAAGCAGAGACAAACTCAGGTAAGTATGAACCTGTACTCTTTATAAAAAAGAACAACAAAAAACCACTGGCAGTTTTAGATGCGGAATATCTTATTAAATTACATAGAAAATAAAGAAAAGTTATACGTCTATGATCCTATAGAAGAAGCTACTGATCCTAATGCAGAGCTTTTTAATGGTGTTATACTGCAAGCTCTTATTGACATTTGCAGTGAAGAAGAGTATAACACTAAGCATCATAAGGGTGCAAGGGAAGAAGCTATGGCATGGTTCTTCTCAACTATAGTATCAGTTGTGGATAACTTTGAAATGGTTTGTGATTTAGCTGGATTAGATTCTGGTACAGTAAGAAATTTTGCAAGAAAAATTACATTATCTAATAACAAAGAAGTGTTAAGACAACAAATGTTGAGGCATTTTCATGACTAAATTTAAAGAAGATTTTAATAGCTACATTAAAAGGAGACAGAAAGAAGTGGACGAACAGGAGGCTACATCAAAACAAGTTGGTGGTGATCATTACAAAGATTGTAAAGTACAACCTGTTGAGTATATACATAGCAATGAGCTAGACTTTTTTGAAGGTAACATTGTTAAGTACATTACTCGTCATAGAAAGAAAGGTTCTGGATCACAAGATATTAGAAAGGTGATCCATTATGCAGAGCTTATTTTAGAATTAGTCTACAACGAAAAACCATAGGGGAAGTGAATGTTTAAATCTAATAAAAATCCACAGTTTAGATCAAAGTTTTCTGAAGATATCTTTTATACAAAGTACGCACATGCTGGTGCTGAAACCATGCATGAACTTGCAGCTACTTTAGTAGAAGATGTGTGTCAAGAATATATGAGTAAGCCTGAGAAGGATGAGCTTGTCAGTCACATTGCAGACCTACGGTTTTTGCCGGGAGGTCGCTACCTTTATTATGCAGGTAGAGATAAAAAGTTTTTTAATAATTGTTATCTTCTTAATTGTGAAGAAGACACTAGAGAAGATTGGGCTAATCTCTCATGGAAATCTGAGTCCTGTCTGATGACAGGTGGTGGCATTGGTGCCGACTATTCTGTGTACAGAGCAGAGGGTAAAACTCTAGGAGGTACTGGTGGTATCTCCAGTGGTCCTCTACCTAAGATGCAGATGATCAATGAAATTGGCCGAAGGGTCATGCAAGGTGGTAGTCGTAGGTCTGCTATCTATGCTAGTCTTAATTGGAAACATGAAGATGTTTATAAGTTTCTTTCTGCAAAGAATTGGAAAGATATGCCTGTTGGTACAACGGGACAGTCCTTGTTTGATATTAAACAAGATGACTTTAATTTTCCTGCACCTTTAGATATGACAAATATAAGTGTAAACTATGACACTGAATGGCTGTTAAATTATTGGAATACAGGAGAACTTGGGGATGTCTTTATTACTAATGTACGGCAAGCTTTATCAACTGCAGAACCGGGATTTAGTTTCAACTTCTTTGATAAAGAAAAAGAGACACTGCGAAATGCATGCACAGAGGTTACATCAGAAGATGATTCCGATGTCTGTAACTTGGGTAGTCTTAACTTTGCTAGGATTGATGGCGTTGAGCAGCTACGCTCTGTGGTTGAGTTAGCTACTAAATTTTTAATATGTGGTACTCTACGAGCGCAACTTCCCTACGAAAAGGTTTATAAAACAAGAGAAAAGAACCGCCGTCTTGGTTTAGGTTTGATGGGACTGCATGAGTGGTTGATACAACGAGGCAGTAAATACGAGACAACAGAAGAGATGCATCGTTGGTTGAAGATTTACAAATCAGAATCTGATAAAGTTTCTGATGAGTTCTCTGATTTATTAGGCGTCTCTCGTCCGGTAGCAAAGAGAGCAGTAGCACCTACAGGAACTATTGGTATCATTGCTGGTACTTCTACAGGAGTAGAGCCTATCTTTGCTGTAGCTTACAAACGTAGGTATCTCAAGAACCGTAGGTGGCATTACCAATATGTGGTTGACAGTGCTGCTCAAGAGATGATTGAGTTGTATGATGCTGATCCTGACTCGATTGAATCAGCTATAGATTTAGCTACAGACTACGAACGTAGACTTTCTTTTCAGGCAAACATTCAAGAGTATGTCGATATGTCTATCTCCAGTACAATTAATCTACCTACTTGGGGATCAAAAGATAACAATGAAGACCTTGTTGTTCCCTTTGCTAATACCCTTGCTAAGTATGCACACAGACTTAGAGGATTCACCTGCTACCCTGACGGTAGTCGAGGAGGTCAACCTTTAACTGTTGTACCCTACAAAGAAGCTGTCGATAAGCTTGGTGAAGAGTTTGAAGAGAACATTCAAACACATGATATCTGTGAGATAGCAGGTACAGGAGGAGTGTGTGGTGTTTAATAAAAAAGAATACAACAAAGAATATCGCTCAACACCTAAATATAAAAAATATAAAAAAGAATACGACAAAAAATATAATTCAAAACCTGAAGTTAAAGAACGTAAAAAAGAATACGAATCAAGACCTGAAGTTAAAAAACGTATGAAAGAATATAAAAAAAATTGGGGTCAATCATTTGTGGGAAAATTGTCGATAGTAAAGTCGAGAAGCAAAAAAAAGAATCTTGAATTTAATTTAACAATAGAATACTTAAAAAGTATATATCCAAAAAATAATATGTGTCCTCTGTTAAATATACCATTAGATTGGCAGAGTTCTCACAAGCATCCTAACACTCCATCGTTAGATAGAATTGATAGCAGTAAAGGATATATAAAAGGAAATGTACAATGGGTAAGTTGGAGAGCTAATCAACTTATGTCTAATGCAACTCCAGATGAGCTTCTTATGCTTGCTCAAAACTACAAAAAGATATACAATCAAAAACTTTATGGTGATAGTTTATTTGATCCAGAAGCAACAGAGACTTTAAGATGAGACAATTTATATTCGATTCATGGAATGGTATTATGAATGCTAATGCTAACCCACTAAAAAATATAACCGATATGCAAGTAAGACATCTTGTACTACAAACACTAGCATGGATGTGGTGCATTACATTTTCTATAATGATAGGCGATTTACTCTTCTTTGGTTATACACTTGTCGCACATACTGTTTTAATAGCTGCTATTGTCATAACAGTCAGTACTTTTGAGGCAGCAAGAAGAAGTCCTACAAGTTTTGACTTTATTAAAAAATATCACACACCTTCTAGAAGTAGATATCAATGGTACAATGGTAAAAGAATAACTTACCAAGATGGTGATCCCGGTGGGGAACATGAATAATATATACTCTCGTAGCTCAACTGGATAGAGCAACAGACTTCTAATCTGTAGGTTGCAGGTTCAAGTCCTGCCGAGAGTGCCAAAAAAAAGCTTGACAAAAATAAAAAAATATGTTATATACTAAGCGGGAATGCCTTAATGGGTTCCCGCAACATCTTGCTAAAAGGAGATAACAATGTTTACAGATTTTATTTTTAATCACAGTATAGGTTTAAACAAGTTAATGGAAGACTTAGAAGCCATGAACTATGGCGCTCGTAAAGGTCAAACATTTCCTCCACATCGTATTACAAAAGAAGGAAATAAATATTATTTACAGATGACTGTAGCTGGCTATGAAAAAAAAGATATTAAAGTAGAGCTTAAAGATTCTGAAACTTTATCTATATCTTCAGATGGCTCGTCATTTAAAAATATTGGTGACAATGCTGAAGAACTTTATGACGGTATAGCAGCAAGAGGATTTTCAAAAGAATTTAAACTATCTCCCTATATGGAAGTTACAAATGTAACACTAGAGAACGGCATTCTTGAAGTGCAACTAGCGTATGAGCTACCAGAAGAAAAGAAATCAAAACTTCTAACAATTAACTAGAAAGGAAAGGGGGAGGGCAGAAATGTTCTCCCCACTCTGATGTCTAAAGATATAAATAAAAAAGTTTTAGAAACCTATCCAACAAAAAAGAAAACTAGTGTAGGTAAATCACCGCTCTCTAGACCAACTAATAAATCTAAACGAAGAGCATGGAAAAAATATAAAGGACAAGGAAAGTGACAAAGAGATTTCTTAAACTAGATAAAGAAGTGTTTGATATTTTCTGGCCTGACCTAAGTATACTATTTAATAAGGTAATAGCAGAGCAAGGCTCTGGTCGAGATAGTCTTGAACTTCTCTATACTAAACTTAAAAATGATTTATTAGAAGTTTGGATTTATAAAAGTGAAAATGGTATACAAGCAGCTTACTGTACAGCTATTACAGACTACCCAGAAAAGAGAAGTTTATTCTGGGGTTATATGAGTGCTATAGATAACAACATGGGTGAGTGGAAAGAGCCGATGATTGCTGCGCTGAAACATTATGCATTGCATACCAATTGTGATTGTGTAGAATTTTTCTCAACAAGAACTGGATGGAATAAAATCTTTGAAGATGCTGGTGCTGTTGTAGAAAATATAGGTACAATTTATGAGGTAACTTTAGATGACAAATAATATACCTACTATTTATATTGGGTATGATAGTAAAGAAGAAGTTGCATATAAGGTATTACAAGAATCAATTTTAGATCATACTACTGCGCCTGTAAATATTATACCTCTACAACAGGGAAGACTAAGAGATATTAATTTTTATAGACGAACACACTTTGTAAAAGATAATATTAAATATGATTCTTTAGATAAAAAACCTTTCTCTACAGATTTTAGTTTTACAAGATTCCTTGTACCATTTTTACAAATGCATAGAGGTCTTGCACTTTTTATGGACTGTGATATGTTGGTGAGATCAGATATTATGGAGGTGTTTGAAATCCCCCAACGATCAAAACAAAAAGCTATCTGGTGTGTTAAACATGATTACAGTCCTACGGTAGCCCTAAAGATGGACGGACAAATACAAACACACTATAGCAGAAAGAACTGGTCTTCTTTTGTACTGTGGAACTGCAGTCATGAAAGACATAAAAATTTTACAATTGATGATGTTAATTTAAAGAATGGATGGTATCTTCATAACTTTCAATGGCTAGAAAATAGTGACATAGGTGATCTACCTGCAGCATGGAATTGGTTAGATGGTTATTCTAATGATGCAATTGAAGCAAAGAATGTACACTTTACTACAGGTGGTCCTTGGTTTAAAGATTGGAAACCTAGCAAACGATCTGATGCTAAATACGCATTAGAATGGGAGACTCTTCATGATGCTATCGTATTAGAAGAATCTCTTGGAAAGGAAAAACAAATTAAATGGGAAAAAACATATGTTTAAAAATGTAACAGTAGTAACTTCCTTTTCAGAGGATGGCTGGGATACCTATGCAAAAGAGATGATATGGTCTATTGCAGAAAACTGGGAACCAGAGATTAAAGTTGTAGCTTATTATCATGACTTTGATATTACAACAAAAGACCTACCAGAGTGCAGACATATTGAATATCGAAACCTTAATGATCTAAGTGAACTGATTGAATTTAGAGAAAGGTTTAAAGAGTATGATGGTACAATGGGTGGTAAGTCCCAATATACTTTTAGATTAGACGCTATTAAGTTTTGTCACAAAGTTTTTGCTATTACAGACTGTGCCTTTGGTCTTTGCGAAACAGTTGAGAAGCCGGGATGGCTTGTGTGGCTAGACGCAGACACAGTAGCAGTTAGACCTCTTAGTAGATATAATCTTTTACAAAGCCTACCGAAAGGTAGTGATCTTGTACACTTAGGTAGAAAGAACTTTACTTATAGTGAGACTTCTTTTATTGGGCTTAATCTAGAAAGCCAACCACCTATAGATTTTCTAGGTGATTTTCTGGGGGCATATCTTTCAGGCGAACTGCTGCACTACAGAGAGTGGCATGATGGTTTTATCTTTGAACGACTACTAACAATCTACAAAGCACATGGTCTAAAGTTTCATGATTGGACAGGTGATCTAGATATTAAGAGTATGACGGAAGGTAAACAAGCCTTTGAATTATTTCCACTGGGTTCTTATGTTAAGCACAAGAAGGGTAAAAAGAAAGATAAAACATATGAAGTAGCTCCTGATGTAACAGGTCCAGCCAGATATAAACAACTTAATAAAATGGTTGATACCTACAAACCTAACACAATTGTAGAAACAGGAACTTGGAATGGTGGTAGGGCTATTGAAATGGCTATGTCAGCATTCCTGCATGTTGATGAAGTAACCTATACAGGATATGATTTATTTGAGGATGCTACAGAAGAGCTTGATAAAGAAGAGCTTAACAGTAAAGCACACAACAGCATTGAAGCAGTGACTGCTAGGCTAGATGAGTTTACTGAAGCTATGAAAAGCCAAGGTAAAACTTTTAACTTTACTCTTATCAAGGGTGACACAAAAGAAACTCTTAAAAATACAAAAGCAGACTTTGCTTATATTGATGGAGGACACTCTGAAGATACAGTAAACCATGACTACGAGATGCTAAAGGAATGTGACGTAATTGTATTTGATGACTATGTAACTAAAGATGAGAACGGCAACGATCCCGGCGAAGAGTTCTATGGTGTAAATAAAATTATTGAAAAGTTTGAAGGTCGTAAAAAAATCCTACCATCAAAAGACAGGATTGTAGAGGGTGGTATCACACACCTAGCTGTCGTTATCAATAATGATAACATACCAGACATACCAGAAAACTTTGACGCTATACCAATTGTTATCCAACCAAGAGATTGTATGCCTAAAGAAGATATACAGAACAATGTTAAAGAGAATACTAAGCTTATTAATAAATGGATTGGAAGAGCATCACCTAATGACGAGGTAGCTGTTCTAATATCAGGTGGGGATAGCACTGATTGGGATAAGGTAAGGTCTATTATTGATATGGAGGGACCGCTACGCACTAAGGTAGTATGCGTTAAACATTCTTATCCTACTCTACTTAAACAAAAGATTCAGCCTTGGGCCTGTGTTATCCTTGATCCAAGACCCATTGAAGGACTAAGTACACATGGAGTAGTTCGTAAAGATTTGTTTAAAGACATTGATCCACAAACTATCTTTATGCCAGCATCTATGACTGATCCTTCTATTGTTAAGCTAATTAAAGAAAAGACAAATAACATTATTGGATGGCATGCATTTACACAATCACTACAAGAGAATCAAAAAGATCAGCTAGTTAATAATGCTGTTAAAGTTAATGAAGAGCTAGGTATACAAGAAGGTGCTACTATGATTACAGGTGGAACCTGTGCAGCTATGAGGTCAATAGGTATCATGCACACTCTTGGCTTTAGAAAGTTTCATTTATTTGGATATGATTGCTCTATGCCAGAGCCACCAGATGAAGATAAAGATCAAAAGATGGAAGATGGAAAACCAAAGTATCTAAAGGTTGGTGTTAAAGAGCAAGAGTTCTGGACAACTGGAGAGCTTATTGCGATGGCACAGGACTGTGAAAAACTATTTTCAAAAGAAGATGTTGATATGAAGATTAATTTTCATGGAGAAAATACTTTGGTAGCTGCATGCTGGGAGCTATCACCAGTACATCAATTAAAACACTATCACCAAGTACTAGACTTATAGGAGGATACAATGCTAGGAATTGCAGAATCAGTTATCGGCGTTGCGGGTAAAGTCTTAGATAAATTTGTAGAAGACAAAGATTTAAAAACTAAACTTAACGCAGAGCTTCAATCACAATTAATTAATCTAGATACTCTTCAAGCACAAACAAATCTAGAACAAGCCAAACATGATTCTATTTTCGTTGCGGGAGCTAGACCTGCTATCATGTGGATATGCGCCTTTGCTTTGGCATGGCAGTATATCCTAGCACCAATGGCATCATGGGGATTGGCTATATGGTATCCTGTAGTTACACTTCCAGAGCTAGGCACTGAAGAGCTTACGGGGCTTGTTATGGCATTACTCGGATTGGGGGCAGCCCGTTCATACGAGAAGGCTAAAGGTGTAGCTAGAAACAATATGTCTAGATGAATAATGTAATATGATAACTAAAGTTACACCAACACACACTAAAGATTGGTACATTAAATGGGTAGCATCCCTCTTCGTTGTAATAGGAGTGCTACTCTCTGCTAATAACATATACCCATATAATTTAATGTTTCATTTTATAGGATTAACTGGCTGGCTTGTTGTATCTATGATATGGAATGACAGGGCATTGCTTATGATTAACTCTGTATCATTAGCTATTTTAGCAAACGGGATTATACAATATTATGTTAAATGAAAAACAAGAAAAATTTGCACAAGCATATGTACTTAATCACAATGCTACAGATGCAGCAAAGACAGCAGGGTACTCTGATAGGTCAGCATATAACCAAGGTTATAGACTGCTCCAAGAAGAAGCTGTTAAAGAAAGAATTGAAGAGTTATCAAGAGAACTGAGGACAACAGTAGATGTTGTATCAGAGATTGAAAAGCAATATGAGTTTGCTAAAGGACAAGGCCATGTCAACAGTGCTATTAAAGCTCTTGAGCTATTATCAAGAGTTAGAGGCAACACTGCTGATACAGGTAAGAGTGTAGGTAAAGACGAACTTGTAACAATGATAGTAGGATGCTTACAAGTTTTAGGTAAGGAAGAGGTTGATAAGATTATGGCTAAGTGTACCTTTGACTAAGGTGGTTTAGCCTTGAGAGAAATCATTTTTGAGAAAAAGAACTGCGTAGTTTCTATAAGCTCATAAATAATTTTATTTCTCCTTTTCTACAGGGGGATGTTTTCCGTTGTGCATGTGAGCTAATTTAGACACTTCGTCTTTTAATTGTTTTATCTCAGCAGCAACAGTACCTTTTCTTTTATTTTCTATAGCTAAATTATTTGGACTAAGTATGTCAGATAAAACTCCAATTTGTTGACGAAGAACTGAAACATTTTGTTCGGCTGTATCTAACTCTCTATTTAATTCATCTATATGTTTTTTAATTTCTTCTTGACCAGATTTTAGAGTAGCAACCTGTGAACGTACCAAGGCCCATGCTCCTGATAAAGAAGCTATGACAGCACCAAGTTGAAACAACATTCTAACATCTAGTTCCATTACTTATAGCTCCATACCCAAGGTCTACTATTAGATTCTTGATTAGACAAATCGTCAATATGTATAAATCTTGAATCATGGTTTCCTCGTTGAGCAACACCAATACCTGTCATACCATGTTTGAAAGCTAATTGTATTATATCATAAGCAAGTTTACCCATACACTGTATGTCTACCGCTCTTCCTTGTGTATGTGAAGAGTTAGGAGCGCCACCTATAGCACTGTTATGAGCCGGGTGACGATAAGCAGATGTTATAATAAGAGGTCTGCCAATCTCTTCCCTTAAATTATCTAACTTATGCATGAAGTTATCATCCATTCCATACTCACCTGTTCCCTTACAAACAAGTTCGTCATGAGTAAAGTATTTCCAATTAGACATTTTATTCCTCTCTAATAGCAGTGCCATATAGCTGTTGGTAAACTCTATTTATATCTTCAATAGGTAGAGGCGCACCAGTAACAAACCTTACTCTACCTCCTAAAGTTTCACTGATACCATCTGGAATAAACATATTAGCATCAGCAGCATTAATAAGTCTTTCTGCACCAGATGGTAAGTCTCTACTAAATTGTTGTGTTAAACCTCTATTAAGTCCAGTCCTAAAATCTTCTTGCAGAATGTCTCCATAAGCATCTAGCGTAGACTGTAACTTTCTAAACTTTGAAAGCTTTTGTTGTTGTCCTTTTACATAAGCATCATATACTTGATCAGGAGTTTGAGCTTCATAAGAACTAAGGCTTTGATTTACATATCTACTAGAATTTTGAATGTCCTGTACAACAGGAAGAATATTCCTTCTCATACCTTGAGTAAGATCAAGTCTAGATTTTCTTAATCCAAAAAATTCTTCAAGACCATCATATCCCGTAACACCTGCAGCACCAGATACTAGCCCACCAGTAGGTGTGGAGTATCCATATTTAGAAACTTCAGTTCCAGTTGGATCAGATAAAAATGAGTTAAGTGTAATCCCTTCTTCACCTAATTCTTTAGCTTTAGCTTGTTGAAAAGCAAGTCTATTTCTTAAAAATTTAACAAAGCCCGGTTCAAATAATTCTGCTGATCCTATAGCTATATTTTTAAAAGTATCTCCTATTTCTGTAGGAGTTTCAAAATCTTGACCTCCACCTAGAGCATCTAAAAATCCTTCTGTAATCATAGATGTTCCTAAAAATGGACCAAGCATTTGATCAGATAATTGCAATGTTAATTTAGCCGCATCATCTGTTGTAAACTCTTGACCATCAGAATATAGTTTATCTACAGCCCTATGCAATGTTCTGCCACCTATCTTTAAATATTCAAAAGGATCAAGAGGACCAAGATCAACATAGTCAACTACAGTATTACCTCCTGCTAGTTTAAATGGACTTAAAAATATTTTAGCTGAGTGGGCTGAGTAGCTAGGAACAAGATCATTAATAGCATTCTTTTGATCATCTGATATACCAAAGAGGGATTGGCTATAGTCCGCTGCCATATCACCACCTATTCCAGCAACAGTTATGCCACCAAGTCTTTTCATTCCTTCAGCAACTAATCTAGGATTATTAGAGGCTAAATCTTGCATAGTATATTTTACTAGATTTTTAGTAACTCGCATCATCTCTGCAGGAAAAGCTAAGAAGTCACCAACAGGCGCACCTCTAAGTTTTTTAAATCCTCTAGGAACAAGATTATAGTTAGGCATTAAGTCTCTTGTTCTTTGTGCAGCAAGCCTATCTAATTCATCAGCACTAATATCAGGCAAAGCTTTCTTTAAATAATTTTTAGTTTTTTCAAAATGAATAACTTTAAAATAATCATCTTCTGCTTGGTATAATTTGAATAGTTTATCGCCACCAGTTCTGTTTAAAATCTTTTGACCTAAACCATTTGGCTGTAGTTTAAACGCATCACTAGCCACCTGTCTAATAATATTAGCAGTAACACCACTATCTATAATTCCAAGTTCTTGATATTTAGCTACATTATCAGCTAACTCTTTTGAACTAACATTTTTAAATTTAGAACCTACTGCATCTGCAGCTTCTTTAAAACCTTTACCACCAGAGACCATGCCATTCGCAGCCATAAGTACTGTGTTACCCATCATATTTCTAAAATGTGTAGCTGGATTACCAACAGTCTTTGACAATTGTGAAATAGATTTACCTTTTAAAAATGTTCTAACTACACTATTAGGATTAGCTCCAAAGAATCCATCTTGATCAAGAGCATCTTTAACTATTTTTTGATAATTTTTATTTGCATATAATCCTTCTAATGGATTTTTAAATGCTCCACTATTTACACCTGAAACAATACGAGATAATCTTTCTTCACCAGCTTCACCTAATGATTTAAGTCCGGCCTCTGGTTCAGGAGAAACAACTCGCCTTCCTATTCCTTGCACACCTGCTCTTGCTAAATCATTAGCATCAAGATGCCTTCTAATACCATCAAGATATTCATACTCTGCTTTAAATACAGAAAGTTTTTCTAATGTATTTTGAAAGTTTTTAAATGGGTCTTTTACTTCACCCCATAGTTCTCTAATTTCAGGAGGAATATCTTTACGTTTTCTTGTAGACTTACTTGTACTACCTGTGCTTTCTCTCATTTTATCTAAAAATTTAAACACACCTTCTGCTTCTGAGCCACCTCTACCAGCAACCAAATCTTTTAAAACAGCACCAATATTTTCTTCTGGAATGCCTTCAACATTTCTTAAATAAGCAGCAGCACTTTGTTTTATATTATCTGGTATATCTTCAAACTTATAATTAGGATCATCAAAAGCTCTATATGATCTATTTAAATATGTTCCTATATTTTTATCTATTTTAATTTGTAGTTCACTACCATCTTTTAAAAAATTATCTTTTATAAAAGCAGACAACTTATCAATTTCATTTCTCATTTCATCTACAGTATTAGAAGCAAATGTAGAGTCTGCTCTTAATGTAGCCTTTGCAGTTTCGTCGCCAGCTAAAGCTTTATTGACTACATTTTCTAAATAGTCAGTATTATACAAATTTTTGTCTTTTAATTCCTTTTCTAAAGGTTCATTAAATCCTCTTATCTTTGTAAATGTTGCGTTTGCAGCACCATCTTTTTTAACCGCAAGCTCAAGCATAGTTTCATCTGTACCACCAGTTGCAGTTAAATATCTACTAAAAGGTACAATTTCATTTATTTTAGGACTAACACTTTTAGTAAGTGATTTTAAAATTTTAGCACCGCCAACAATTGTGCCTCCAAGAATACCCTCTAATGCTAAGTTATTAACAAGCTGATCAATAAATTGTTGTTCTTCTGGATCATCAAGATCAATAGTACGACTTCTAATTTTATCTAAGTATTCTTTTGGTAAAAGTTCATTGTCAACAAGAATATTAGCTATGTTATCTTCTGGTCTTTCATAAGCTGAATAAGTAAGATTAGCTGTACCAGCACCTGCAACATTTCTACCAATTTTTCCTAGTCCTCCTAACTTGCCTAGTTTAGCAGCACCTGCATAGGGAATAAGATATGATCCAATCTCCGCACCTATATTACGGATATCACCTGTTAAGCCCTCTCCATGATAAGGATCAAATGTTTCTTGAAAAGTTCTTTTAACTTCATTAGGTATATTTGCACCAATGTCATCAGCAAAGTTACCTATAGTACTAGATACTGACTCTGGCAAGATCATATCACCAAGCTCAACAACACCTGTAGCTGCTCTACCTAAAGCAGATGTAAACATGGCTACAGGTGCAGGACCAAATCCTTCTGTTGGATCAACTTCACCTTTTTCATACTTATCAAAAAATGAATCGTATTCTTTATAATACTCATCAGGATTAACACCGTAAGATTCTATAATACCTTCAACTTGTTCAGGTGCTACATCATCTCCAGCAATTTTATTTTTAATATCATGAAAGGTTTGAGTTCTAAAACTTATGCCCATATATATTTATCCTTGTTCATCAGAAGCTTTTTGAGCTTTACCTATTTTAGCTCTAGCTGCGTCTATTGTTGCTTGAGTAGTTCCAGCTTCTTTGCCCCGTCTACTGCCTGTCCTTGCTAAAGATAAAGCAAAAGCATTTGCAGTATTAACAGCAGATGTTGGATTAACACCTTCATTTAATAAAGTTGTAAATCTATTATATACCTGTAACTTTTGAAAAGGTTCAATTGTTAAGTCGTTTATACTTTTTACTAATTTATCATATGCTTCATTACCATCTAAACCATACCTATTTGCTATTCGTTCAGCTTGGGCTTTTGCTGATCTTAAATTATTTTCAGATTCAAGTTTACTTCTTTCCATATCAAGTTTAGTTTTAGCTAAATTAATATTAAGCTTATCTTTTAAGATATCACCCTCAATATCTTTAGCTGCTCTGCTTTCTTTTCTAAAGTCACTTTGTATATTTTTTAGTTCTGCAATAGAAGGTAGTGTAGCCTGATTTAGCTTTGCAAGAACCCCACCGGGTCCAGCTTTACCAGCAAACCTAGCTGATGTTGCAGCAAATTCTGCAAATAATCTTGCTTCTCTAGCCTCTTCTGCTTCAGATAATCTTTCAGCACCCTCTCCTTTTTTCTTTTCTAAGAAAGATAGATAGTCACTAAATGCTGTATCAAGCTCATCATAACTATCTGATAAAGGAGTTCCCTCTTTATTTACAAGATTATTTAATTGTTTTGGGTCTAAAACAGATTTCTCAACTTCAGCAGATTTAATAGCTGCATTTGCAGCTTTTTCTATATTAGCTTCTTTTTTAATTACTTCAGATGATTCTTGCGGACCAAAAGCTGCATCATCTGCTAGTACATCGCTACCTACAACATCTCTGTTATCAATCATTTTAGGTAATTGTCTTGTATCTGCTATGCCACCCGGTAAAGGTGCAGCAATTTGAGTTAATGCTTCTTCACCTAAAGATTTTTTTCTACTTACTTCTCCACCCGCCAAAGGTGTTGAACCAAAAGGTGCAAATATATCTTGTTCTTGTTGAGTAAGATAATCAACTGTTCTAGAAGTTGGTATTTGACCTGATCCTAAACCTTCATCTACTTCTGTTATTGATGGAGGATCAACAGCTATACTTAATGGAACTGTTGGTGTAGCTTGAGCAGCTATTAACTCTTCAAGAGAACCAACAGGTTTAGCTCTTGCTGCTAATGAAGAATCTGAACCTCTAACAGTTCTAGGTGTACCAATAAGACTAGAAATTTTTTCTAAAAAATTAGCACCTACATTACGAATACTACTATCTCTTTGTTCAGCTTCTAATGGAGTTGGTCCCGATGGTGCTGATATACCTACTGGTCTACCATACATTCTCACATTTGGAATATTATATTGTCTAGTATTATTTTGATGTCTTTCTAAACTAGCCAAGCCACCTCTAATTTGTCCACCAGATTGACGAGGTACTACCTGACCACCTGCTTTATTCTTAAAGCCACCCAAGGCACCAAAGATACCAACGCCTGTACCAAGTGTACCAAGAAGCTGTTGACCAAAGCTAGGTTGTGGTGTTTGTTGAGTTGTAACCTGATACGTTGACGGGGAGAATGGATATGCATTTACAAGAGCATTATACTCTTGTAATTGACGTAGTGGAAACTCTCTTTGTTCTATAAAGTCTCTCTCAGCTAAATTTAGTGCAGCTTGTTCTTGGGCTTGTTGAGCTTCACCAACACTAGAAAGCAATGCAAGTTCTCTTGCAGCTTGTGCAGGAACAGCTTCACCAAGACTTGAAAATAATCCAGCACCCGTTAATTGTCTTTGCTTTTCAGCTTCAAAAGATCGTTGAGCTTGTTCAAAAGCTGTAGCTAAACCTTTACTTTCAATATCATCAAGCTGACGTTGCAAGTTTCTTTGTGCTTCAGCCTCAAGAATAGCTGCTCTTGACCCGCCAAATGATCCAGCACCTACAGCCTCTGCTCTTAGTTTAGGTTCAATAACACTTTCAAACTGTCTAACAGTTTCTCTTTTAGCTTCATCAATAACTGGCCGATATACATCTTGTGTAAATCTTTCAAAATCTTCACCAGTAAAACCTAATGATCCAAGCCCAGCTTTTTCTTTAGCCTGTTGAAAGAACTGGGGTGATCTACCTAAGTCAGTTGAAGCAAGTCCCTGTCTTCCTAACGCTGCAAGACCAGTAAAAGCTTCTTGCTGTTCAGGAGCAAAGTCAGCAATTCTTGGACCAGTAAACTGATCGAAAGCTCTAAGCTGTTGAACAGTATCACCTGTATCTGGGTCTGTTGCATCTTCAAAGAACTGCGCCCTACCCGCTTCTAATACATCTTGAATAAAAGGTTTAGTTATATTAAACCCTTCATTTGTTAATGCTCGGGCTGAAACAGCAGTAGGACCACCGCCAAACTGTCCTGACCCACCAAAAACATTTGCTAATACACCCATTCTATTTTCTCCATTAACTCATTAATGATTGAAGAGCTTTACCACCATCCATCTCTGGAGGTTGCATATCTCTACCATATTTTTCTTTTCTAAATTCACTGATAAATTCATCCATCTCATCTGCACCATCATCAGGATTACCATTCCCAATCATAGCCATAACATCAGCAGGTACAACATATTCTTTAGGAGACACTGCTAGAAGACCACCACCTTTAATTTCCATTATCTGATTATCTTCCATGCCATGTCCATCACCAGCTACAATACCTTCAAAGTCTGGGCTACCACCAGCAGCTAAACCAACAAGCCCTCCCTGTGCAGCAGGAACAAATTGAGTGGGACCAAAGAACTCAAAGCCTCCACCTTCAATAGCCCTACGTCTAGCTTCTGCTGCTGTAAGACCAGCACCAGTACCACCAAATTCGCCAACTCTTCTACGAGCAGAGACCCTTCTACGAGCTATAGGTGCAGGAATACCCTGACTAATAAGTTGTTGTGCAGCTTCTTCCTCTGCCATGCGTTGAGCTTCAATAGCATCTACAAGGCTAGTAGCTTCAACAGAGGCTAACCCTCTACCTAAATCTCCAAATATAGCACCAGTATCTAATTCTCCATAAAGGTCTCTATATCCGTCTGGAATTGCTTTAAAACCTGCTTGTAAACCATCTTTACTAGCTGCTGCTTTAGCAGGAGCAAATCTATCAATATATGCTGCTTCTCCTGTACCTGCATAAGCTTCCTCTGGAACAAAAAAATCAGCAGTTAGTTGTCTTTCTGCAGCTAATCTTGGAATTTGTTCAGCATTTAGTCCAGCCATACCCAGCCTGCTTTCTATTGGACCTAAATTTTTAGTATCTTTAAACTGTTCTTGTGCTTTATTATATACTTCTAAAGAAGTAAGAGGTCTACTTGTTTTTGTTAGTATCCTGCTAGGTAAATTAAAAACATTACTTGGACTTGAAATAGCTGCTAATTCAGCAGTTGTTCGGTTATTAAGTGCATCAGGTATACCCGGTAAAGAACCAGTTTTTTCTCCTAAAATATCTTTATACAACGGATCATCAAGAGGTATAAGTTCGTCATAATCAGTAATATCAATATCTGGAACTCTGTAACCTTCAGAATCAATCAAGTTAGTGGCGGCTTTATCACCTCCAAAAAGATATGGTCTCTTAGCTCTAGCTTTTGATAATTCTCTAGCTCTAAGATATTGTCTTTCCCTTGACTCTTTTATATAGTCATCACTATCTTTAATTCCTAAACGCTGATCATTTGGTCCTAAAAATTCAGCTAATTTACCAGTACCGTATTGCAAACCACCAGACACAATACCAGAAGATAATGAATCACTTAAACTTCTAAATGGTAAAGAGCCTAATGCTGTACCTGCACCAGATAAAATAGACTTAGTAGCTAGAGGACTAAGACCTAACTGTGAGAAAGCAGGACCAGCAATAGCAGGTAAAGCAATAGAAGCTATAGCAGGAATAATATTTTCTGGTTTAAAGTAATTTTTAACAGCAGATTTAACAGTATCAAATACATCACCTAAGAAATACTCAGGCAATCCAGTATCAGGATTAATAGACATTAGACCAGATTGTTGAAGTCTTCTAACTTCTGGTCTTGTCATGTGTACAAGTTCTGTATCTCCTCCTCTACCTTGTAGAGCAAGAAGAGAAGCTACACCACTCTGTGGTGCTTGTCTATTAATAAATACTGCCATAGTTCCTTACCTGCTGTGGTTGTGCATAAAATGATGCTGGTTGCATAGCATTAGTATAATAGTTTGTTGATCTTAACCCATCGGGTTGTTGTTGACCTTTTATAAACTGTTCAGGTCTTTGAGATGGGATTGTTTCTTCTGGTATTGACATACCTTTATTTACTACATCAATAAGAGTAGGTTGTTTATCAATTAAATCTTGTATACCCCCACCTGTTTGTGCAATAGTTCTACCGGGAGTAAAAACAAATGGTCTTCTTCTTATTCTTCTTAAATCACTTGTATTATTATTAGATGGTAAAACCTCTTGTTGAGGTCTAACTTCTAATGGGTTTCGTAAAACACTAGCAATACCTCTAGGTCTTTTTGGGTCTGGCTCGGCATCAGTATTAAAATTAAAGTCATCAACCGGATCAGAAGCAGGAACTGTAGGGGTTGTATCTACTGTCTGTGGAGATGATGCTGAAATAGGAGATTGAGCAGGTGCTGGACCTATATCAACACCCATTGTACTTAAAGACTTATTAGCTACAGATCGAACTTCACTTATAAAATCTTGTGTATTTAATCCTA